GACGGTGAAGGTCCCATCACCATTGTCCGTAACCACGATTGCGTCACCGAAGTTCATCAAGTCGAAGAGTTCGATGGGATCGGGCATACGTCCAGGTGTTTCGCCGACACCGTAGAGGATCTCCTCGATTTCGGTGACGGTCGATGGCGACATACCCCGGGTGTCGATGACGAAGTGTGCGGTGGGGCGATAGCCCGGAAGCTTGACCGGAGTACACACCACATTGAAGGTGAACTCGACCGGTGCTGCTTCCTTTCCGATCGTGTTGCGTCTGCGTTGACCGATGGTGGCCATGCAGTTGTAGACGAGGTGAAGCTGGTAGCCGAACATGTCACCGGCCGAACCACTACCGATGAGGGTGCGGTACGACATGCTGAACGGCTTGGGCTTCTGGTTGTCGGCGTATAGCCCATCCGTGACCTTCGGAATGCCGATGCAGGCACCGAAAGCGTCGGGGTACATCATGGAGGTGATCATTCCGGTGTGGTCTCCCGGCTCGGCGTCTGCCAGGTATACCACTCCGTCTCGATACAACAGCTCCGTGCTTCCCTCGCCACCCTCATCGAACGAGATCAACCCGTTCCAGGGGATGGGAGCAGCAGCACCGATGTACAACACGCCATGGTCGAGGCCGTGCTGGTAGTAACGCCTCGTGGGGTCGTCCCAGGTGATCATCGGGCCTCCTAACCGGATGTTCCAAGTAGCTTCTTACGGCGCTCGTTCTCACGGCGCATGTCGTTGTAGACCTCACGCGGATTCCGCTTCTTGGGCGGCTGCTGCTTGTAGCTGGTGATCTGGATGAGCATCATTAGGCGGCTGAAGTGCCAGTCCTGTGCTTCCCAGTTGATCTTGAGAGCAGTCATCCAGAAGTAGACGAGTTCCGTCGTCGTAATCTCCGAATTGTGCTGGGTCGGCCCCTCGTTCGGAACACTTGACGCGGTCTGGCTCTCGTTGATGTACTCGGTGAGGGTGTCCATCTGCTTAGGACTCAACAGGTAAACCAGCTCAGGTTCGTCCGGAGACAAAAGCATGCACTGGTAGTAGTCCAACATTTGAGTTGGCGTCTTCTCGTGAGTTGCGAGGAACGCCAGTTTGAACTTTGACTCCCATTTTGACAGAGAACGAAGGGAATGCTCGAACTGGAGCTTGACCGACTTTCCTTCGTTCACAACTTCGAGTTCGAGCATTCCCTTCTCCTCTGCTTGGGCTGTGTCGGGGCTGGGGGTCGAAGCCAACCCCGACACAGCGTCTGGTCACACCGTGGCGAGCAGGGTGTCGACCTCGTCGGGCAGCGGCAGCCGAGGGGACGGCGCTGCGTCCCTTCCGTACAGCGCGTCCTCGAGAGCCGCGAGGCCTGCCGGCGTCACATCGACGTCCGTGCTGTCGACCTTGACGATCGCGGTCGGCTTGAAGCCGGTGACCGCAACGGGGGTCGAGGAGACGGACCACGAGAACGCCTTGAGCTCCGGGCTGTCGTTCACGGTGTTGTTGGCCTTCTCCGAGGGAGAGGCCTGCAGGCCGTAGGCCAGGTTGAGGATGTAGCCGGCGTCCTCGTCGATGGCGTTGCCCTTGAGCGAGCGCCACGAGAAGCCGAAGGTGGGCCGGGACTGCATCCCGATCTGCGCACCGTTGGCGGTCTTGGCCACACCGTCATGGAGGAGGAACTCCTCGGGGAAGGTGAAGGCCTCGATGGTGGCGTTGAACTCCTCGGCGGAGAGGAGGTTCACGTACACCATGTTGTCGGCGTACTGCTTGTTGCTCTCCGCGCCGGCGGGGGACTCGGTGACGGCCGTCAAGCCGTTCCATGCCACACCGGTGGAGTAGACCCCAGCAACGGGGGTGTAGAGGACACCGTGGTCGACGCCGCGCTCGAACCAGCGCTCGTCGAGGGCATCCCAAACGATCTCAGCCATGATTGGCCCTTTCTGTCAGAAGAACATCTGGAAAACGAAGTGATTGAGCCCATTCGTCCGGAAGAACCGGTCGAAACGGACGTATTGAAGCCCTTCCACGAGGTCGGGGATCGGACTGTCAGGCCGACGGTCCACAACGGTGACCGTATAAGCCTTCTTGATGAGATGGATCCGGTTGTCCGCATGCTTCACCTCGGACGGGAGTCCCCGTTCGATCATGATGCAAGGATCCTTCATTCCCTCTGTGGGAGCCTGGATATACGCCTCTTCGACGCCAGCCAAGCCCTTCATGAGAGCCTGAAGCTCACTCAGGGGTCGGGCCACGGTACACCTCCCCGATGAAAATCACGATGCGCGGTGGTTCGTCGACAATGGAACGAATCTGCCAACGAAGTCCCTTGTATGTGACGTATCGGATCATGGAGTTGTCCTGGGGCCCAACACCCCGAGCAGGGACGGAGATGCTGGTGGTGGTTCCGTACTCTGGGAGCACAGTTCCTTCGCCAGTCAGCACCTCCGTCCTCTGCCTTACGGTTCCGAGAACCGGTACCTCGGTGACAGCCTCTTCCCAGATGCCGGGACGGACTTCCGTCTGCTGAGCTAGGCCCAGCTTACCGGAGTACCGCACGGCCGACCTGGGATCAGGCCTTGTAGCGGAAGGTCCAGTTGTCCTTCATGTCGGAGTCGGACTCGAAGTAGTGCGTCGGGGCCGGCTTGGCCTCGATCACGGTCTGCTTGTTCGTCTCGGCGTCCAGGGTGATGGTGGAACCACCGACGAGGGTGGAGCCGTCGCTGGCGTCGGTGTAGACGACACCGGTCTGCGTCGGAACGGTCACCACGTTGGCGGCGACGGTCGGCGCGGTGATCTCGGCGACGAGCGTCTGCTCCGCCGGGTCGACCTGCATGTAGATCTGGGCCGAGTACGGCAGCGTGAGCGCGCCGGACAGGTAGACCTCGTACAGGTACTTGTACTGGTTGAAGTCGATGTCGAAGTCGTCGAAGAACGTGAGGTCTCCGCCGCGGTCGGTACCGAAGTTGTAGTCCGCCAGGTCCAGCACGATGGCCAGGCAGCCCTCCGGCATGAGCTCGGTGGGAACGCGAACGATCTGGTTGACGTCCATGTCGGCAGCGACCTCGGAGAGGTTCTTGTAGACACGGTGCTGGAAGCCGTCACGGATCGTGAGCAGCTTGGTGGCCATCCGGTAGGACATGAAGGCCGTCTTGTTGCCGGAGCCCAGGTAGAACTCCTGCGCCTCGGTGACCGTGTCGAGGAAGTTGTTGTAGTCCTCGTTGGTCGGCACCGCCGGGAGCGGCACGAAGTAGCGCGTGGCGTACAGGTCGTCGTCGTTGAAGACCGACCGGATGCCGTCACCCGCGTTGCCCGTGGGCTCCTGGACCTTGTCCGGGTTCGGGGTGCCATCGCCCAGAAGGACGTCGCGCCCGTCACCGAAGAGGCCGGCACGCGCCAGCTCCTCGTCCAGCTTGCCCCGCATCTCGACCTTCATCCACGCCACGACGTCGAAGTCGGTGATGTCGATGATGTCCTGACGGTCGAGCTTCTGGCGCTTGTAGATCCACGCCGGGCCGGTCGTCCGGCGGAACACCGGGAAGACCTCGTCGACCTTCTGGTTGGCCTTGATGTAACCACGGGCCCGCGCCTCGTCGGCGGTGATGTCGGCGTACGTGGTCTTGACCCGCGAGAACGGGCTGTGGGAGGTGCCGGCCAGGAACTTCTTGACCCACTCCTGCCGACGGTCGACGAAGTGCGGGGTGTTCATCAGCGCCCGAGCGTCGGGGAACAGCACCTCGATGTTGCGGACACCGTAGTCGTCCGCGTGCATGAGCTCCTTGCCCTGGGACGACCGGACGAGCTCACGGAGAGAGGAGGTCGCCGAAGCGCCACCCTCGCCCTGCGGGCCCTTGGCGATCTTGAGGATCGCCTGGACGTCGTCGTGCTTGAGCTCCTTGGTGGCGGTACCGCCGCCGTTGTCCTTCTCGGACCGGTCGAACTGGTTGCGGCTCATGTTGGTTCCCTTCTTGGAGGAGTCGGAGTGGGTGAGCTGCGGCTCCTCGGTGAGGGCCTCGGTGACTGCCTCCTTGACGATGTCGTCAATGTAGGCGTTGACAGCGGTCGTCTGATCCTCGGAGAGGGTGTTCAGAACGTCCGCAACGGTGGTGTCGCCCTCTTCCGGCTTGTCCGGGTCGGGCTTCTCCTCGGGCTTGTCACCCTCCGGCTTCTCGTCCGGCTTGGGCTTCTCCTCCTCGGAATCCGCGTGCTTGATCTCGCCACCGACGATCATCATCTCGTCATCGTCCAGCTGTCCGTGCGCGAGCACGTTGTAGATGGACGCACCGGAGTTGGCGCCGGCCAGAACGAGACTCGTCTCCTGGATCACACCGTCGTGGACCAGAGCCTCGCTGTTCATGATGCGCTCGTCCAGGTCCTTGGCCCAGATCGAGTACTTGTCCAGGTCCCCGTGCTGAACCGCGTGGCGGGCGTCCTGCGCCTTGGCCGAGCCGTTCAGGTACGAGTCGCCCCAGATGCCATCTTCCTTGACGGAGAGGATGGTGTATCCGAGGACCTGGCTGACGTCCTTGTGCTGGTGCTGGTAGACCAGCGGGACCTTCTTGCCGTCCTGGTGCTGGAAGGCACCCGGCTGAATGGTACGTCCGTCAGTGCACTTGATGTTGTAGCGCGTGACGTACCCGGAGAAATCCGGTTCCATTTTGACCTCCTTCGGTCACTTCTTCTTCGGCTCAGGAATCGAGTCGAGGAGTGGAGTCGTGATGTACTTCCTGGCGACACCGGACGCGACGTCCTGCATCGTTGTCTGGGCCGCCTGCTGAAGCACCTTCTTGGAGGTCGATGCCAGCCACGACGGATTCTGTGAGAACATCTTGTTGACCTTGGACAGAGCCTCGGTTCGCGAGTTGTAGAACTTGAGATCGGCTTCAGACCAGTTGCTGGCCCCACCGCCCTTGGCCTCACCCGAAAGCCGGGCGTACTTGGCCGAAGCAGACTCATCACCAGAAGAGGTGACGGCAGCCTTTGCCTTCTCGGTTGGAGTGACCTCTTCCCCAGAAGACTTGCGCTTGACAGTGTCCTTGGCGATCTGGGCGTCGGTACGGCGGATGCCCCACCTCATGCCACGGATGCCGTACTGCCGGACCTCACCCGTCTTGGCCTTGGCCTTCAGCAGTGCGAGGTAATCCTTCATCCGTCACCTCCTCTTGAGGCTTGACCGGAGCCTGGGAGGCCGCTTGGTCCTCATCAGGCATGTTCGGGTTCATGAGCTTGTCGGCACCCGGCTGGTTGGACGGCCGGTAGCCGATCTTCGGACGGAACTCGTTGGCCGTAAGCACGGCGTTCCGAATCAGCTTGTCCGCCACCTCGGCCAGCTCAGAGATCGGGATCATCTTCAGCGGGTCGCGGTAGTACTCGATCGAATGCCGTTGAGTGACCGCGGTCTTGGTGAGGAACTTCCTCTTGGCCTCGAGCGCGAATGTCTGAGCGACTGGCTCGATCGTGCGGTCGTAGTAGTTGTTGATCGTGTCGCGAGAAGCAGTTCCGTTCATGATCTCCCGAGTCAAGCCCAGCTCTGCCATGACGGCATTGCCGAGATACTCGATCTGGTCGAGTAGCTTGTTCTCGATCGGGCGGTTCAGCTGGATGACCTTCTCCGAGATGTCGATGTAGCCGATCCCGAGCTCGTCGTCCTTGAGCTGTGCCCGAAGAGCATCCCGTCGCTTGGCCGCCTGTGTCTCCCTGGACTCACCGCGAACAGTGTAAGGAAGCTGCAGGATGAGGTCGAGCTTGCCGGAGCCAGCCGCCTCGTCGATCGTGTCTAGGATGCCCAACTTGGTGATCAGGCGTTGAAGGAGTCCGTTGGGCTCGTTCATCACCGTGTAGAACGGGTTCTCGACGACCATGACCATGTCCTTCGGCAGCGTGAGCTGCTTCGAGATGCCGCCGTTGACGGGTTCACCGTCTTCGTTGACTTCGCGGTCGTCGTAGACCATCATTGACACCTTGCGCGGATGCCAGAAGGCGACCGTGCCAACCCGAAGGTCCTTGATGTCGTAACTCGCGGACACCAATGGGTCCATGGTGCAGTTGATCGGGACCACGCAGGCGGTTCCCTGCTCGAAGAGCGTCATGGCGAAGTCGACCTTCAGCGCGAACGCGTTCTGGTCGATGTTGGCGTCCAATGTGAAACAGCGGTTCAGCGGATCGCGCACGATCTCCGTGGCGACATCGTTCTCGTCAAGCTTGGCGTGATAGAACTCGATCAACGCGAAGTCCACAGCCAAACGGTTGTAGATCGACCCGATGAACGACCGATCGCTGAAATAACGAGCCGGACTGCGATTGCTCCGAGGGCTCTGTGAGTACCCGCCCCCATAACTGCTGTTCTGCGGAGCGTCACGGAAGGCGTTCCACCCGTGCTTGAGCTCTCGTGTGAGTTGCTTCCGAATCCGTCCCATCTCTCACCTCCTAGTCGAACTGGTCGGGATGTGTCTTCATTGCCACGTAGGCATCGAGCCAGGCAGACACATTGTCGATCTTTTCATCGTTACGCCGCTTGTGCAGCTTACGATTACCGTTTGAATCCTCCCACGTAACAGCATTACCCATGGTGTAGGTAACGATCCGCTCATCGAAACGAATGAGGCCCTGGTTTGCCTGCTTCTTCATCTCGCCCAGAGGCACGGACTCAGTCCGAGCACCCTGAATGACCTTCTCGATGCCGTACGGGCCCCATTCCCGCTCATAGCGGTCCATGAAGGCCTTGGAGTTGTAGGGGTCGAAGCCCAAGGTACGGATGTCGTACTCTCGCTCTTCAATATGACGGAACAGATCGTCGTAGACGTCCATCATGTCAAGGACGGTGCCCTCGAAGATGATGAGCGACCCTTCAGCCATGAACTCTTCGTACTTAAGCCTTTTCGCTCCGGGAAGGAGGTCAAGGGTACGTCGAGTGATGTAGCTTCGGGACTTCAGACCGAATTCCTCGCGCGGGAGCGGGAACAGCCAGGTAAACGCACAGAAGTCGTCACCCATAGACAGGTCCACACCCATCGAGCATGGCATCTTGTCGAACCGCTCGATAATGAGGTGATCGAAGGTTGGTTGAGTCTCCTCGTATGTGAAGAAGAACGTGTAGCCCTCCATCGGAAGGCCGAAACGCTTGGCGAGGATCTCATTGCGAACCGCTGGGAACTGCTTGGCCTTCTTGACGTCGGCCTCGTAGGTCTCGTAGGAGACGGTCTTACCGATGTTGGGCTGAGCCTTCACCCACATGCGAGGATTGGCTACCTCCGAGACGTCGTCCAGCTTGTAGTGCCAGATTGAGACGTTCGGCTGCTCCGACTCTCCACGAAGGATCGCGATCAGCGTCATCTTGATGTCGTCGCCCACGCCGTTGCGGATTACTCCCTCGGAGGAAATGGCGACGAGTACTGGATCCTCGAACTTGGTTGCGCCCTGCATGATCGCCTCGATGACGTTCTCGCGGGTGTCACCCGAAAGCCACTCGTCCACCGAGTTGTACTTCGACCGCATGCCCTGAAGCTTGTCGATCGACATTGGACGAACCTCGAGGTACGAGTTCGTCAAGAAGTTCTCGATACCGCGCTTAGTCGATGCCAGCTTCTGCCGGCCGGACCGAGCTCCGGTGGTGTTGTTCATCGAGCCATCGGTAAGGAACTTGAACAGCGGTCCCTTTGCGCGAGTGATTGCGGTCTTGATTGGGGAAACGACCTCAAGGGCCTGGACCATGGTGGGCGCAACAGTAACCTGATGCGTCGTAGAGCGATCGACCGTGAGGAAGAACGCTTGAAGGAACGCCACGTACATTGACTTGGCGCCACCTCGGGCAACGATCAGGTACTGCGTGTCACGAAGACGCTTCTTGATCGTCTTCATCACGAACTCTTGCTTCTCTTCGTCCCAGCGCTCGCGCTCAACGAAGATGAACCATGACAGGAGATCCTCTGCCCAGAGCTTGAAGGAGTCCAACAGGTGGACGTCGCCCCCGTCTGTGAGGGTCATCTCCTCTTCGCAGAACTCGATGAACCCTTCGATGGCCTGGTCGTCATAGAAGACGTCCGGGTCAGCAACGAGTCTGTCGATCAACTGCATCTGAAGAGAGATTTCCTCACAGACGGGGATCTGTCCGCTGAGTACCTTCTCCCGGAACGCCGCGTAGTACTTCGGGATGGCGGTGTTGCTAAGCACCTATCACCCGTAGTCGGCTACGACGTTCAGACGAAACTCCAGCTCCTGAATCTGGCGTTCGTAGGCCTGCTGAGTGAACCCGGTGGTCGGAGGGTCGAACGCGATCTTGGTGCGAAGGAAGACGTAGGTCCTCACAGCGTTGAGTCGAGGGTCCGTGTAGAACTCTGACCACTGGTTGTCCTTGTTCGTGATCTGATAGCCGACCACGAGGCCAACACCAAGCTGCGTCAAAGTGCCGAGTGCGCCGTTGATGAAGTTGATGATGTCCACGTCGAACGCGGTCTCTTCCGGCGTGATGCCGAGCATGTGCTTGATGTCATCCAGAATGCTGCTCATGTCCCCCTCCTTCCATTTTGACGGGTTACGGGTCTTCTTCTGGGAACGTGCCTTCTTCGAAGATCTTCTGCATCCTGATCGTCGGCTTGACTGTCAGGTAGACCTCCGCTAGGGCAGAATCCATGATCTTGCTGTGGGCAATGTGATTAGCCAACAGCTGCTCGTGATTGTCCTGTCTTTCGACAAGTCCCTCGAGCATTTCAGTTTGGTACTTGATGTGGTCGTTGACGTTTGGGATGTCGGATTCCATGCCGCCGTTGGTCAAGACTTCCCGAGCCGTCTCCGCCGAACTGTTCTTCGCCGAACGAGCCCAGAACGCCGCCAAGGTGGTGGGGACAATCGTGATGAAAGCCACCATCACCAAGGCGACGGAATTGAACTGGGCATCCGTGAGCAACGGGTGACCAAGTAGCGGAGTCATGGGTCTAGACCCAGAGAACCTTCTTGATCGCCCGTCTGATCGCGTCACGCTGGATCTGGACGGTGCCCGTTCGACCGTCCTGGACGGCCTCGTTGAGCAACATCATCTCCAGACGACGGTCTTCCTTGAAGCGCTCCTTGAAGCGCGCGACTCGGGTGTCCTCTTCGTCCGGGAGGGCCTTGACGGCGGCCTCGATGTCCCGAACGGGCTTGACGAGGTCCTGTCGGCCGGCCTCGATGGCGCGATCCAGGATGTTGACGTTCCACTCGGGAGCGGACTTCCTGAAGTTCTCCACGCGGGGAGAATCGTCGCGGTGCTTGGGCTCCTGAACCTTACCCTTGCCGAGGTAGTCGAACTCGACGCCGTTGAGGTAGTCCGTTCCGAAGCGGAACGCGTCACCCCAGTGCGCCTTGAAGTACGACGCACGGACCACGACCAGCTGGCCGCTGACCACAGAGTTGGTCTCGACGAGGATGTCGTCCATCGAGTCCCAGTCGAAGTCCTTGACCCGGCCGATCATCGTCACGATGTGGCCGGCGGTGTTGCTGTCGTTCGGGTCGTCGAAGAAGAGCTTCATGCCCTTCCGAAGATCGCGAACACGAGTGATCCGGTGGGCCGGAGGCGTGGCGTCCTGCGCCTGCTTGGCGGTGAGG